TGTTCACCAATACCTGTTGAACTGTTCATATACACCTGTATATTAGCATGATGTTTACTAATATTCCCAGTTAAATGGGAGCGTATTGCTTGTATTAATATATCTCTCATTTAGTTCTCCTTTCTTTTTTCAGGGTTAGGGTAGTAGACCTCAACCCATGATTCACATTCAGGACACTCTAAACAACTAAGTATAGTATATCTATCGTCCGTCAGTTCATCTGCGTCATGGTCTCCAACCCATCTTAATTCTGCATTACAGTGCCAGCAATTCATCACGCTGCCTCTATATCTACAATCTCACAGACACCTGCAGTACAGGCTAACTCACGCCCACCTGTAGTTGTATCCTCTTTCTCAAACTCTTGCAACAGTGACCAGTCTACATTCTTTGGCATCTTTGTCAAGAACTTTTTGTATTCATCTTTATCTATGTCCTGATAAACAGCCTGTTCATATGTATGATCGCTGTGAGGAAAAAATGAAACACCTGATACCTCATCAAAATGTTTATATACCCAAGCACCGACTTCCATCCATTCGTGTTCCTTAACAGTAATAGATACAGATGGCTTGTGTTCGCACCAATGACGCTGATAAATAAGCCATAATTCTAGCTGCTCAACGGCGTTCATTTGTGTTCTTGTTACGGCACCAGTTGGTGCTTTCATGGGAAAGCTAAATACTGTTGTTGATTCAGGTTTATGAGCATCAGGTTCAGCAGGTATGCCCTGTGATATGAGGAACTGTGTGAGTGGGTCTTTATTATCGCCACGTACAGTGCGTATGTAGTGAGGGTTATGTCTGGCATGAATACCGGATGCTGCGTCAGTAAGTTGTGATACAGTGCCGCTTGGCTTTACACAGGTAACAGCCGTTGATTGTGGTATACCTATCTGCTTTGCTATAGCTGCATTAGTCTGTACAGCTACATCACGTAGCAGTGTAAGTGTAGTCTCTAGTGTAGCATTAGCTTCTGCTGTAAGTGCATTGTCCATAATACCTGTAAGGGATACTCCAAGTAACCTCTCTTCTTCTGTGTTCTTTCTCCACACGGAACGAAGATACTTAAAGTTAGTTAGAGTAGCTTGGAATGTACCAAGTATAGTAGCAAGACGAACCTTCTCTTTAAGAGTTTCTACCGTATCCGATTCACGGACAACCACCTCTGACAAATTACAGAACTGATATGGGCGTAAGATAATCTCACTGCAAGGGTTGCAACCAAAGTCATGTTCTGTATCACGTCTACCGTTCTTAGCAGCTTGTTTTTTAGCTGACTGCCTATTGAAGATACCACGTTCACCTGATTTACTGTCGTACAGTGACAGCCACTCACGCATGAACGTACCCATTTCTGGCTTAGTCTTGTAGGCTACAGAGTTGTTAGCCAATGCACGTTGTCCTTCATACTTCCACCACTCGCCTGACTTTGCATGAGCCATCTGGTCATCGTTAAGATTAGATAAGCTAATGAGTGCCGACCTACGTACTCCACCTACAACCACCACTTCACCAATCTTGCACATAATATCATGGCACTCAATTGGATATAGCCTACGACCTGCTGCACCCTTAAACTTCTGTACAACAAACTCAAACAACTCAACTAATGGCTGCGGCCCTGATGCTCTGCCACCAAATGTCTTGAGCCTAGCACCTGCAGGACGTACCTCTGATACATCCCATTCTGGTATCTGTCCAGCATACAACATAGCAATAAGTTCTTTTAGTGATTTTGCCCAGCCGGGTCTACTATCACCTACTTTAATTACCGTATCAGTTTTATAAAAATCCTCTGCTACCATAGGTAGCTTTTCAATGTTGTGTCTTTCTACACTGAAACCTACACCTGTGCCACACATCAGTATGTACATTGTCTCATCAAACGCACGTGGACTGTCTACAGGCACGTAAGAGCAGTTATATCCACCCACGTGGCATCTGTCCAATGCAGGGCCACTAGTCATTAATGCTCTCATGCTAGGCATGACAGATAGACTAAGCACAGCACCTTCTAATTCACCTCTTAGTGAATTAGATAACTTATAGTTGCAGTTATCACGTAAATGCCTAGCCATATAATCAAAGTATCTTGTGACAGTTTCACTCCATGTCTCCCTTCTTTGTTCATCATCTTTCCACCGTGCATATCGGGAAAGAGCAATAAAGTTCTGGTAGTCTGTTGGTAATTGATTGCTTATCATTTCTATCACTCCGTTATAGTTCTAATTGTTTTAATATCTGCACCCTCTACATCGTAGAAGTACTCTCTTATACCATCCTCTATTTCCTCGCCCACCCTTCCATCAGCAGGTATGGGATAGTCTTCTTCATCTACGTCTATGGTTATAAATAATTTAACTCTTATCATTTTTAGAAACCTCTTTACGTAGTTTATTCATATACCAAATACCTTTATCTACGTCTTGTGCTGGCTTATCCTTGTGATCAAATCTCCATAGATATTTAAGCGCATTGCCTTGTAAGTAGTATTTAAAGTTAGGTCCAAGCATAGCTTTAATAGCATCTATACATTCTATATCAGACTGATTGTAATGTGGTGGGCTGTTGACCATATCCACTACGTTATCTTTCTTTTCTTTCTCTCCCATTAACTTCATGTAGTCTTCGTGTCTACTCATGCGGAACCTCCCGTCTTCGTGTTAAAGTTTAGATGAACTACGTTACCGTCGTAGCTTTTTTCTACACCAGCCTCGTCTTCTAATTCTACTGTAAACTCTGTCTCGTTGTCAATAACACTCATCACATATTCGTGAATTATTTCTCTTATTTCTTTTGATTGTTCCATGATAGGAACAGAGGCGCACATCATTTTAGCAAAGTGCATTACCTGATCGTAGTCAACATCATCCAGTGGATTATCTGGAAAAGCTATAATGGATATGTCTACTTCACCTGTCCAGTTACCTTCTTCGTTGGTGAAGGGTCTTACACGTATAATAAAATCTTCATCCTCTATTTGTTGTTTCAATCTTTTCTCATCCATATAACTATCTCCTTTTCACTTTTTTGCCTCTATATTTTATAAATCTAGCATGTTTATTCTTGCCCTTCTCTTTCAACCAATCTTCTGGTATGATTCGATCATAGTATCGGAACCCGTGTTTAATACACCACTCACCATAGTTAGACTTAGCACCCTTGCGCAACTTAGTCCTACTGTTAGTAAAAACAAAGCGTATATCTAGTTTAGGATGCTGCTTTTTAATAGCCAAATGTTTACGTCTATCTGCTGTAGTGAATAGTCCCTTTGTCTCAATCATTATACCGTTGTCTAACACAAAGTCTGGCGTATAGGTACGGTAGGCTAGGTCTTCCCACTCAATCTTTATCTCCTCATACATAAACTTGTAGTCACGTTCTTTAAGATAGATTGAAACGGTATGCTCTAGCCCACTACGATACCCATACTTCAGTGCGTTACGTCTAGCGTTATGCTGCACATACCTCTCCTATGTAAGAGATAATGGGCGGGTTTTTTGCCTGTGACTTAACAGCAGGTAGTTCCTTTAGAGTAGGCCAACAATCAAAACGATAGCTACAAAACCTGCACCCATCATTAAGTACTTGATTACCTGTCTCCTTACCTCTAAACTTCTCTGGTACTGGTTGAAAACACTTTTCAAATTTATTCTCCTTTATTATATTTACAGTTTTTTTTATCTTATTTATTTCTTCATCTACATTAAGACCTGTAGCTGGTATATATTTAAATGCACCGTTAGCTTTATTAACTACCCACCAACCACCTGCTTTTTTATTAGCTGCTTTAGCATAACCAGCAAGCTGTGCTATGTACCCAAAGCCGTCACCGCTGGCAAGACTGTCATAGGATTCAAATTTGTTTCTGTAGGACCAGTCTGAAGCTGATTTAATATCATCAACTGCACCATCAAGGATAAGGTCATAAGAGCCAGAAACATTAGTATCACCACAGTCAAGAGTAACTTTGTCCGTATCTTCATATTGTACCCCCGCTTCCTTTAACAGTCCCTTGAAGACAGCCTCAACGATGTCTCCAAGCATCATGTTCATTACAAATGTGGTGGGGAAAGGCAAGGCAACTTCAGGTTTATTCTTCTCATACCATAGCTGGCAAGTAGGTCTGCCAACATTAGACATGCGTAACTTGAAGTCACCTCGCTTATTTCCTCCACCAAACTGACGCTTCAGTGCATCGGATATATCTGTAGCTACCTGTTTAATGGTAGCATCAGACATAGTGCTGTTACCTTTTACAGCATCTTCCATATACTGATGTATTGCCAGTTCAGCCGGGTGGTTCATTATGCTACCTCTTGTTCTATTATATCATCTACAGATATATCATCCAACTCATCATCATGTTTACTCGTAGCTTTTTCTGCATAAGTATTAATGATATACTCGTTGTAATTAGATACCCACGCCATGAAGTCCGCAAACTTTTCTTGATCGTCTTGTGTCAGATCAATGGTCTCAGTAACATCCATAGATGCCAGAGGCAGATAGAAGCTATTACCATTAGGTAACTTACGCTCCTCACTGTTTAGTGTTACACTGTGCTGCACAGGAAGACGCTTCATTTTAGCCAACTTTGTAAAGACACCGCCAATAGTTTTAAAGGCATCACGGTTTTCTACTTCCCATATAAATGGGGTAGTCTCTACCTCAACATCATTACCATTAGCATCCTTTGGCTTAATCAGTTCTACAGTGCCAAGTACAACTCGTACACGTTTGATAGACCTAATTAATTCCTTAGTAGCATCAGGTAGAGAAGTGAAGTCCTCTATCCAACCAGCAGGTTTACCACAGTTAAACCCACCATCATTATCTTTCAAGTCCATATTAAGAGTATCAGCCATCACAGTCTTAACGTAACGATTAGGCTTGCTTTGTGTACCCATCACAAACTTCTTATACATGAAGCGTTGTAGGAAGGGACGCATGATAGCAGACTCAGCGTAGTAAGTTGGACCATCTGGAATCTCTAGCTTATATGTGCCAGCCTTAACTAAGATGGACTCCGCACCAAGAATTGGTGAATGGTTTAGGCGTAACCTAGCTAGGAAGATACCCTGCTTCTTTTGCGAAGGTGCTTCATTCGCTATGCCCATAGCTTTAGCCATCTCAGCATAGTTATTAGTATCAATAGTTGTAAGTTCAGTCATATGTTTTAACTCCTTTTCAGTTGTAAGATGCATAGTTATATCAGGTTATGTCCTTAGTGTCAAGCCAATTCGGACCTATTTTTGCCTCTAATAATAAAGGCACATTAAAATCAATACCCCAACGAGTATTAATTATAGAAGGTAAGGCCGTATTGGTATCATTTATTACGCTAACAACCTGTGCTTCTTCGTCAGGATGTACGTCAATAACAATACTATCATGCACTGTGTTCACTATACACGATTGCATACCTTCTAGCAACTCATCAATGTGCAGCAAGGCAATAGGCACAATATCTGCAGTAGCAAATGATTGAACAGGATAGTTCTTTATCTGTGTAAAATGAGATACACGTCCCGTTACCTTACGTACTACGTCAGGAAAGGCAAACTCCCTGCCACTAGGCGTAGTAATCTTCCTTGTGTTCACAGCTTCTTTAGCCAGTCTGGAGTGCCAAGCTGCGACTCCTTTGTACTTTTCGGTGAAGTGTTCGTAGTAGGCTGCTTCTGCTTTACTTCTTCCGTATCCCGTTGCCCCATAAAGGGGCGCAAATGTGTGTGCTTTTGCATCCTGTCTATTCGTAGGCTGACCAGCTTCACTAATAACTTTAGC